CTGGCCCGCGGCGCCGACGGCTCGCTGGGTGTGCAGGTGGTGGGCGGCAATCAGGGGGGGGGCACCGTGGTGCAGGTCAACGCACCAATGCACTTCACCATGCAAGACCGCAGCTCCGAGGGCATGCAGCTGGATACCGATGCGCTCGGGCAAGCGATGCAGCAGCAGATGCAAGGTGTTGCCGAGCGTGTGGTTGCGGCCTCTTGGCGCCCCGGCGGCGTCAGTCATGCCAACAGCCCAAGGAGGCGTTAATGGCGATCGAAACATTCACCTGGTCGCCTGATGACGAGGCGACCTCGGACAACACGATCAAGGTCAGGAAGTCGCAATTCGGTGATGGGTATGCCCAGGTTGCCGGCGATGGATTGAATGGGGAAAGCGACAGTTGGTCACTGACCTTCGGCGGTGTTGCCGATGAAACGCAACCCATCCTGGCGTTCATTCGCCGGCACAAGGGCTTCAAGTCGTTCCTGTGGACCCCGCCGGATGGCGAGCTTGGGTTGTATCGCTGCGAGACATTCGGCACCCAGCGGCGTCCCGGTGGGATCGTCGCTGTCACCGCAACCTTTGAGAGGGCCTATCACCCATGACCCTGATATCGCAGATCCAGAAGCTGGAGGCCGGCTCCGAGATCTTGCTGTTCGAACTGGACGGCTCCGACTTCGGCGCCGACATGCTGCGCTTCCACGGGCATGCCATCCCGCACACGGCTGCAGAGCTGGCAGCGGCTGGAGTGGATGCCGACCAGCTACCGGCCAAGCCCATCTGGTGGCAGGGCAACGAGTACGACGCCTGGCCCATGCAGCTGGACGGCATCGGAGCGAACTCGGATGGTACCGAGGTTCGCCCGACCTTGAGCGTGGGCAACGTCAACGGCAGGATCACCGCCCTGTGCCTGGCCTTCGATAACCTGCTCGAGTTCAAGCTCACCGTACGCCACACGCTGGCGCAGTACCTGGACGCGCAGAACTTCCCAGAGGGCAACCCAGAGGCAGACCCCACCGAGGAGAGCATCGAGGTCTGGTACATCGACCAGAAAGTCGCCGAGAGAGGCACCAGCGTGTCGTGGGAGCTGGCCAGCCCTGGCGATGTAGGCGGTGAGAACATCGGCCGACAGATGACCCAGCTGTGCCACTGGGCCATGACCAATGGCTACCGGGGGCCGAACTGCGGATTTACCGGCCCGTACTTCGACCTTGACGGCAATCCCACCGACGACCCAGCCAAGGATCAGTGCAACGGCTGCCTGGACACCGGGTGTGTGGTGCGCCACGGCCAGGGAAACCAGCTGCCGTTCGGTGGCTATCCGGCCGTCTCCCTGATCGCCAGGAGCTGATCATGCTGAAACACATCCTCGCCGCCGTTCAGCAGCACGCCGCGGCGGAGTACCCGCGTGAGTGCTGCGGGCTGATCTTGGCCGTGGGCCGCAAGCAGGTGTACTTCCCCTGCATCAACGTGGCCACCGAGCCGACCGAAGAATTCCGCATCGCGCCGGATCAGTACGCCGAGGCGGAAGACCAGGGCCAGGTGATCGGCATTGTGCACTCCCACCCGGACGCCACCAGCAGGCCTTCGCCGCGTGACCTGGCCATGTGCGAGGCCACCGGCCTGCCGTGGCACATCCTGTCCTGGCCGGAGGGCGACCTGCGCACAATCACGCCGACCGGCGAAGCGCTGCTGCTGGGCCGGCCCTTCGTGCACGGCGCCTGGGACTGCTGGCAGGTTTGCGCCGACTGGTACAAGCGTGAGTGGGGGCTGGAGTTCCCGACCTACACCCGCGAGGACGGCTGGTGGGAGCAGGCCGCAGGCCCGAGCCTGTACGAGCAGGCCTACGAGGCTGCCGGGTTCTACCGGGTCGACCGGCCACAACGCGGCGACATGATCGTGATGGCCGTGGGCCGAACCGCGCACCCGAACCACGCGGGCATCTACCTGGGCGGCGACCCCAAGCTGCCAGGCGAGCGCGCCGAGTTGTACGGCCCCGGGCCGTTCTTGCTGCACCACCTGTATGGGCGCCCAAGCGAGGTCATCATCTACGGTGGCCCCTGGCATGATCGCGCGCGCCTGGTACTGCGCCATCGCGGCGCGAAGTGATACATTCCGACTTTTCAAGGGAGAGCGGATATGCGGATCATTGCTTGGGTAGGTATGGCTCTGTTGGCTGGCTGCGCTAGCGCGGGAGATACCAGAAGCAATCCGCCACTGCTGTCGCTTCAATCGGCGAAGCCAGCCAAAGTAGTGGCGGAATGTGTTAGAGATCGCTGGCAGGACACTACTGTCCTGGGGGCGAGCATTGGGGGTGTTTTGCAAACCTCAGGTGAAAAGTACTCTGTTCTGGCCCCGAATACGCAGGCGCCCCTGCACATAGTGGATGTCACGCCGAAGCATGGCGGCTCGCTTGTCCAGTATCACTTTTATCGGACGTGGCAGTCTCCTTTGGATCGGGTAACCGATGCCGTGAAGGGCTGCATATGATTCGCCACTCTTGACTAAAGACCACCTTCGGGTGGTTTTTTTATGAGGAAAATCAGTGATGAAAGCCGAAATCGAGTCTCGGCCAATGACAATCATCAAGCTGTCTGGCTCCCTTGCAAAGAAGTTCGGACGTACTCATCGCCGCCAGCTGGACAGCGGCAGCACCTGGGAGGTGTTCAAGGCTTTGAAGGCCACCTTGGCAGGATTCGAAGAGGAGATCCGGCGACTGGATGGCATGGGCCTGCGCTTTGCGGTGTTCCGTAATCGCCTCAACGTTGGGGCGGATGAGTTCGACCGTGGTGGCGTCCGCGAGCTGCGCCTCATACCGGTGGTCGGCGGCAGTAAACGCGGCGGCCTTCTCCAGACCGTCATCGGAATCGCCATTGTTGCCCTGGCATGGTGGAACCCGCTCGGGTGGGCTGCCGGCACGGCGCTGGCAGTTGGGATGGGCGGCGGCTCTATGGCTTTGGGCGGAGTGATCCAGATGCTCAGCCCGCAGCCAAAGGGTTTGTCGATGAGCTCTGCTCCGGAAAACAGACCGTTTTACGCCTTCGGCAGCGCGAACAACACCACCGCCAGCGGCAACCCTGTGCCGATCTGCATCGGGGATCGCCGGTGGGGTGGGGCGATCATTTCCGCATCCGTCTACGCCGAAGATAAGGCCTAGCCAAAAACCCTCACTGCCGGAAAGAAGCAATTCCGCTTCTGAAAACGCAGGAGGAAATCTAATGGCTAAGCACGTAAAAATCTGGCGCATCGTAGGCCGGGCCGTCCTGAAAATAGCGGTTTGGGCGTCGAAGATTGAGTGGTCACACATCTCGTTTTAATAGAGCCGCCTTCGGGCGGTTTTTTATTGCCCGGAGGAAAGCATGGGCGCAGCACTTCCACCTGATGTCAGTGGCGCCAAAGGCGGCGCGAAAAAGCCGAAGGCGCCCGTCGAGGCGCCCGATAGCCTGCAGTCCACCAACATCGCCAAGATCCTTCTGGCAGTGGGTGAGGGCGAGTTCGAAGGCACGCCGACAGCCCGCGACGTCTATCTTGACAACACGCCGATTGAAGATGCCAGCGGCAACGTCAATTTCCCTGGGGTGAAGTGGGAGTGGCGGCCAGGCTCCGTCGAGCAGGAGTACATCCAGGGCATTCCCGCGGTCGAGAGCGAGACATCGGTCGGCGTCGAACTGCGCAGTGATCAGCCGTGGAGCCGTTCGCTGAGCAACACCAAGCTGTCTGCTGTGCGCCTGCGGTTCAGCTGGCCGCGCTTGCTCCAGCAGAGCCCGACCAGTGGCGACACGAACGGCTACACCATTGAGTACGCAATCGACATTGCCACCGACGGCGGCGCATTCGTCGAAGCGCACCGGAACGCGGTCAGCGGCAAGACCAGCAACGGCTATCAGCGGTCCGTGCGTGTCGATCTGCCGGCCGCCACATCGGGCTGGGTTGTCCGCGCGCGGCGCCTCACGCCGAACGCCAACAAGGGCAACATCGCTGACACGATGACCATCGCAGCCTACACCGAGATCATCGACCAGAAGCTGCGCTATCCCAACACCGCGCTGCTTTACATCGAGTTCGACGCTGAGCAGTTCCAGAACATCCCGTCTGTGACGGTGAAGTGCAAGGCCCGGCGCTGGCCGGTGCCGACCAACTACGACCCGATCACCCGCACCTACAGCGGCACCTGGGACGGGACGTTCAAGCAGGCCTGGACCAACAACCCTGCCTTCGTCACCTACGGCCTGTGCGTCGAAGACCGGTTCGGCCTGGGCAAGCGCATCAAGTCATGGATGGTCGACAAGTGGGAGATGTACCGCATCGCCCAGTACTGCGACCAGCTGGTACCGGATGGGGTAGGGGGCCAGGAACCGCGCTTCCTGTGCGACATGAACCTGCAGGGCAAGGCCGAGGCTTGGACGCTGCTGCGCGATCTCTCCGCCATCTACAGGGGCATGGTGTACTGGGCTCAGGGTTCGCTTTTCATGCAGGCCGACATGCCGCGCGCCCAGGACTTCGACTACGTGTTCACCCGGGCGAACGTCATTGACGGCGAGTTCACCTACGGCGGGGCAGAGCGGAGCACGCACTACAGCCGCGCCCTGGTCAGCTACGACAACCCGGGCAACAACTACGACACCGACGTGATCCCGGTCACCGACCTTGCGCTGCAGCGCCGGTACCAGGATCGGCCCATCGAGATCTCCGCCATCGGCTGCACGCGGGCCAGCGAGGCACAGCGCCGCGGGAAGTGGGCGCTGCTGAGCAACAACCAGGATCGCACCGTCACCTTCAAGACAGGCATTGAAGGGCGCATCCCGCTGCCTGGCCACGTAATCCCTGTTGCCGATGAGCTGCTGTCGGGCCGTCCCAACGGTGGCCGGATTTCGGCGGCAGTGGGCCGCGTCGTGACCCTGGACCGTGACACGCAGATTAAGGTCGGCGACCGGCTGATCATCAACTTGCCCAACGGCAGCGCCCAGGGCCGCACTGTGCAGTCGGTCGCCGGGCGCGCGGTGACCGTAACCACGGCCTACAGCGTGCAGCCGGAGCCCGAGCTGCAGTGGGCGATCGACGCTGACGATCTTGCGGTGCAGCTGTTCCGGGTGCTGAAGACCTCGCGCACCGCCGAGGGCGAGTACGAGATCACCGCGCTGGAGTTCAACCCGAGCAAGTTCGCCGCAATCGATACCGGGGCCAAGCTCGAGGAACGGCCGATCAGCGTCATCCCGGTAACGACCGTGCCGCCGCCGGCGAGCGTGACCCTGACGTCCGACTACGCGATTGCCCAGGGCCTGGCCGTCAGCACGATGACCATCGCCTGGCCAGCCGTGGAGGGGGCGGTGTCCTACGACGTGGAGTGGCGCAAGGACAGCGGCAACTGGATCAGGCTGCAGCGCACCGGCACCGCGTCGGTCGATGTAGTTGGCATCTACGCCGGCCAGTACCTGGCCCGCGTGCGTGCCGTCAGCGCCTTCGACATCACTTCTACCTGGCGCAGTTCGGTGCTCACCGATTTGAAAGGGAAGGAGGGCACGCCTCCGGCGGTTACGTTCCTCACGGCGACCAGCGAGATCTTCGCGATCCGGCTGAAGTGGGGGCTTCCGCCCGGAGCCGAGGACACCCAGCGCACGGAGATCTGGAGCAACCCGATCAACGATCTGACCAGCGCCACCAAGCTGGCCGACCTGGCCTATCCGCAGTCTGAGCACGTGATGTCCGGCCTTGCCGCCGGCGCCTCGTTCTTCTTCTGGGCGCGTCTAGTCGACCGCACTGGCAACATCGGACCGTTCTTCCCGGTTCCGCCGACGGCGGTGCAGGGCATAGCTCAGACCGACCCAGGCCCCATCCTCGACATGATCTCCGGCGAGATCGACGAGTCGATGCTCGGCGAGGCGCTGAAGAACAAGATCGACGGCCTGCAGGACCAGATCGACGCCCTGGACGGGCTGAAGGCCTACGACAAGGACACGGCCTACGAGGAGGGCCAGATGGTCGTGGTCGATGGTCGGATCTACCAGGCGGTGCACGATGTTCCGGCTGACCCGAGCGGCGCAAATACCCCGCCCAACGTGGCGTTCTGGATCGATGTTGGCCAGTCCATCGAGACCGCAAACGGCCTGGCCCAGCAGGTCCAAACCAACACCGCCAAGATCGAGGAGGTAGATGGCAAGGTCGAATCAACGGCCGAGAGCGTTCAGGTTCTGCGCGCGTCTGCCCGTGATGATGATGCAGAAGGCGAACTTGCTGGTGCCCTGAAGCTGTGGGATTCGACGGCCGCAATCGCTCGCGAGCAATTTGTGCGCGCGACGGAGACGGACGCCCTTGCCCGCAGCTCGGAGACGCTTGAGGTGAAGGTGGGCGAGACCAATGCGGCAGTGCAGACGGTCAGCCAGGCCCAGGCGAACTTCGAAGGCAAGGCTAACACGATGTGGTCGGTCAAGATGCAGCTGAACGCCCAGGGGCAGTACGTCGCAGCTGGCGTCGGCCTAGGAATCGAGAACGGACCTGCCGGCCTGCAGAGTACCTTCCTGGTATCCGCCGACCGGTTCGCAGTGGTCAACAACATCAACGGCACGCTGTCCTCACCGTTCGTTGTCCAGGGCGGGCAGGTGTTCATCAACCAGGCCTTTATCAATACGGCTTACATCCAGCAGATAGTTGCGGGGATGTCGATCGTGTCGGAAGCCGTAGACTCCCAGGGTCGGCCAATCCTGGAACTGAACTTCAAGACGGGGCGGGCCGTATTCAGAGGGCAAGATGCAAGCGGTTCGTCGCTGATCACCAACGGCCAGGTCAACACCTACTACGTCAGCGGTAATCCGGCAACGAAGATGGGCATCGGCATATGAGCACAGGATTTCTTGCCTTCGCTGAGGACGGATCGGTCATTTCAGATATGACGGTGTTAATCAGCCAGACGCAAGGTGGCGTAGTGACTAATGGAACAGCAGGAAGCACTACGCTGCCTGCTGTTCCAGCAGGCAGGAATCGATTCTACATGATTGTCTCCTTGGTTGATCTGAACCGAGAGAAGGGTAAAAAGCCTGGCGTCACTATCTCCGGAAACACTATGTCATGGGCGTACTCGTACAGCACAAATGGCTGGGGGTACTTTTCAGCTAACTGCCGAATCGATTACGGTTACTACTGATGACTGGGAAATTCGTCGCGTACAGACAGTCTGATCAACAACTTCTCTTTGATACGGAGCTTATATCTTACGGATTGCGCAAAAGCGGATTCTTAACATTTGTTGCGAACTGGCCTCAGAAGTATCTTAGAAGCGTGGGCCTTGACCCAAATTTTGGTGGTAACTGGAATGATGATGCCGTCGCTAAAGAGCCGATATACGGTATAACGCTATCCTCTTGGACTGCGCCTATTGCCTTTCTTGTAGGTGATGGCAGCCCTTGTGGTGAAATCGTTTCGGGCTCTTCTAAAACCCTGCTTTTTACAGGTGCATCGGCTTCAACGAAGTGTTACGTGTTTGATTTGATGGCTGACCTTGGGCCCATCACCGGGCTTAAATGCTTCAGGGATTCTGACCAAAAGTTGACGTTCAATTCGGCCCAGCCTCCGCTAAACGTTGTTGCAGCTGTTCAAGCTCCGCAGCCTGGGCAGCCGGTAGCGCCTGGGTCAGATGTCAGATACACAGCATATGCAGGTGGATACAACTCATTTCCAGGCGATGGTGGTGGTTCAAGATACCCGCAGATCAAGTCGTATGTTGATGTTGCAGTAGGCTCTGGAGAGTTCGCGGCATCAATAAATTTCACGCGCTCGGCCGCTTGTAGCGCCCCTCAGGCATACCTTGCTGGCGGCCTTTACGGCTGTCAGGAGGGGTGCTCAGGCATAACTGGAGGGGTAAGGTTTATGTTCACTGTTGCTGCATGCACAACAAGAGAGTTTCCAGGTGGCGCGCCGTACAACTATTGGAGGCAAATTCCTATCGATAGATTCCCGGTTGCTCTTGTCATAAGCACCAACAGACTTCCATTTCCATTTAATTGAGGACCTCGGCTTATGCCATGGTACAGATCTGGCAAGGTATCTGTAACTTCCGGCCAAACAACAGTGGCCGGAGCATCAACTGATTTCGCGCTGAATGCCAGGGTTGGCGATGCATTCCAGGGCCCAGACGGACAATGGTACGAAGTGGCAAACATCGCCAGTTCGTCGGTGCTGAGCATTCTTCCTGCCTATCAGGGGCCTACAGTTTCGGCTGGGTCCTATGGCCTGGCGCCGATGCAAGGCTACGTGAAGGAGGCAGCGGATCGCCTCCGGCAGCTCGTCGAGCAGTTCGGCAGCACGCTTGCGCTGCTCGGAACCCCGGCCGATGCAGCCGGCTTGCGGCAAAACATCGGCGCCGCTGGACTCGGCGCAAACAGCGACATCACTTCGATCGGCGGGCTCACCACTGCACTGAGCATTTCTCAGGGGGGCACTGGTGGAAAGAACCAGGCAGAAGCACGGACGGGGCTTGGCCTGAGGTCAGCTGCCGTCGCAGACATTGTTGGAGCTGTCAGCCAGGCTGGCGGAGTTCCGACCGGGGCAATTATCGAGCGCGGTAGTAACTCGAACGGAGAATACATAAAGTTCGCTGACGGCACTATGATCTGTCGGCACTCAGGTATACAGACTGCACCTGCAGCAAATGCTGCAAGCTTTATCACCGTAAATCTTCCGTCGACGTTTGTGTCTTCTGCATTCTCCATTTGTTTGAATGTAACTAGCGTCAGCGCTGTAAATGAATATGGTGGGTATGCAAGGGCATCTCCGGCGAGTTCTTCGACGTTCGTTCTACTAAATTACTGGTCGGTGTCGCAGACGTACACTTACCAATACATCGCCTTTGGCAGGTGGTTCTGATGATCATCAAATTGTCTCCTATTCGATCTGATGCGCAGATCAGCGTGTTCCGCTTGGGCGATATGCTCACAATAAGTGGCTTGGCATTCGACTTCTCGTCACTGCCGGAAGGGGCAACACTCCCTGCCGGCTCGGTTCAAAGCCCGTGGTTGCTTGGCCCTGTTGAGCGGGTAGCTGGTCGGATCACTGCTTCACTGCGCCTTCCTCACGCTGCTGACGCTGGGGATGATGCGCGCTTCCCTGTTGATATCGTCGACCCCGCCGAAGGCCCGGTTCAGCTGCCAGGCCTTCCAATCCTGCCGGCTGAGCCGTCGACTGTTGGCATGATCGACTGGTCGCAGTTGATCACCGCCGAGGACAAGGCAGCAGCGGCCGCCGCGACCCTGCTCGCCCAGGCCCAGGCCGAAATCACCCGGCGTCGCGCGCAGGCAGACCAGGCCATCGCGCCCCTGCAAGATGCCGTGGACCTCGACGAAGCGTCCCAGGCCGAGGCCGACCTGCTCAAAGCGTGGAAGCGTTACCGCGTGGCGCTGAACCGCGTGCCCGAACAACCTGGCTACCCAGCATCGATCGACTGGCCCGCGCCGCCGGCCTGATCCGCAACGAACCCACCGACCGCCGCCTGGCGGTATTTTTTTGCCTGGAGAAAACTCAATGCGTACATCGCAACGCGGCTTGAGCCTGATCAAGTCGTTCGAAGGCCTGCGCCTGCAGGCCTATCAGGATGCCGTCGGCGTCTGGACTATCGGCTACGGCACTACCCGGGGTGTGAAGTCCGGCATGAGCATCAGCAAGGAGCAGGCCGAGCGGATGCTGCTGAACGACGTGCAGCGCTTCGAGCCGGAGGTGCAGCGCCTGGTCACGGCGCCACTGAATCAGAACCAGTGGGATGCACTGATCAGCTTCACCTACAACCTGGGCGCTGCGAATCTTGAATCGTCCACGCTGCTGCGCCTGCTCAATGCCAGGGACTATGCCGCTGCCGCCGAGCAGTTCCCGCGCTGGGACAAGGCGGGCGGCAAGGTGCTGCCGGGCCTGGTGCGCCGTCGCGCCGCTGAGCGTGAACTGTTCCTGGGGGCTGCGTGAGCGGCTGGGGCGTTCGAGTGATCGCGCTGATGGCCGTTGTCGGGTCGTACTGGATCGTCTACCAGCACGGTCGGTCGGTGGAGCGCGCCGAGGCAGCAACAGCATCTGCGCAACGGGACAGCGGCGATCGTCTGGCCGAGGTGCTGGGCGAGCGCGGAGAACGGACGAAGGAGCAACGGCGCGCCGACGCGCAGGAGGAGGTAAGGGCACATGCTCAGGAACAACGAACGATCGCTGAAGGTGCTGCTGCTGTGGCTGGTGCTGCTGGCCAGCGGCTGCACGACGAAGCCGGCAAGCTCGTTGCCACCGTCGGTTGCCCCGGCCAGGATCCCACCATTGCCGCTCGAAGCGAGGCAGCCCGCCGCGCCGCCATGGTGCTCTCCGACCTGCTCAACAGGTCTGTCGAAACGAATCGAGAATTGGCGGCAGCGTATGACCGGGCCCGAGTAGCTGGCCTGGCATGCGAGGCGTCGTATGACGGATTAGTGGAGTAGGAGAATCTTGGGTGCAAACAGAATGAACCTTCATCTTTGGTGCTTGGTCGCAACCAGATTGCGATGTTTTCGACATTAAGCAGGAAAAGGAGAGGTTATGCGAAGGAATGATCTGAAGAGTGAGGCGCAGGCGTGGGCCATGGTTGCGCTCTGGATCTGCTGTATTGCGCTGGCTACTTTGGCATGGCACCGCATGCTGACCTAAAGCGGTGCTCTTGCTGCGCGCTTGACCCTATACTGTTTTAGTCAAGCCACCAGGGCATTATCGTGAAGCGAACCATAGAGGGAATGATTGAGGCGGGTGAGCCGATGATACGCGAGGCAATTGAGGCCTTGCGCAGCTACCATAATGCTCAGGACGCTGGCGCTCCGGCAGAGGAGGTCGAACGCCTTCGGATAATCGCCGAGTCCGCATACCAGGCTGTGACCGACTACCAGCTCTCCGCGCTGGGGCACCAGCCTCTGATCCGTCACTGAGCCGGTTCTATCAGCGTTGCTCCCTGGTTCCGCACGTTGCCCACGGCAGTTCCAACGCGGTACCACTGGAACGCCTCTGCCGGCTCACCCAGGTTCAGCACCAATTGTTCCGCGTGCTCGCTGGGCATGTCGGCCGCGATCCACTCCACCGCAAGACCCGGCGGTAGCACTACTGGCCGGCGATCATGCACGTCGACCAGCCCGCCCTGGGCGTCGGCAGTGATGATCACGAACCCATCGTGCTCATTGCCGACGAACTGACCGATCGAGGCGCACAGGGCAGGGCGCCCATCTTGCCGGCGAATGTAATAGGGCTGCTTCTTCGGACCGCCTTCGTCCACCCACTCATACCAGCCATCCACCGGCGTGATCGCTCGATGCGGCCAGATCGCCCTGAAGAAGGGGCCGTGGGCCACCTTCTCGACGCGGGCGTTTATCGGCGCGGCGCGGTCGGTCGCCCAGTGCGGCCGCCACCCCCATCTCACCAGGTCCGCCCTCGGGCCTGCGTCATCTACCCGGAGCACGGCGACCTGCGTGGTCGGCGCGACGTTGTACCGCCCCAG